ACATAAAAATATTACTTATACTTGTTATAATTTCACCATTTGTCATTCCTGTTCTTGGTGACATTAAAGTAATTGTTGTACCACTTATATCAGTTATTAAACATAAATGTTCTGTATTACCAGATACATAAATATAAGTATAAGGTAAAAAATATTCTGTGTCACCACTATTTGTTAAAATTACATTAAAATATGTTTCACCTGTATTTATTGGTGAACTAGATGTTACTGCACTATAGTTAATATAAACAGAAGTACCTGAATTAAAACCTAATTGATATAAAAATGTATCTAATTTATATTTAGTATATAAATTATCAGTATTAAAAGTATGTGTTATAGTACCACCTATATTATCAGTAGTAATAATTCTTACATTATCATAATCAAAATATAAATTTTCTTTATTTGGTATAGGTTGTATAGTTATTTGATTACTTGTAGCAGAAATAGAAAAATAATTAGCTAATACATTTTCTTCCAAAATATATTTTATTCCATAATAACTTCTGTCAGAAAAATCTAATGATTCTAATGTATAATATACATTTTGATATGTAGTACCAGATGCAAGTTTTATTATATTATTATAAATATAATCCTCTAATTTTTTTTCAAATCTAATATAATTAAGTCCTACATTAGTTACTTTTGTTCTATATTTTAAATAAGGAAAAATATCTTCAACATTATAAACAGCAAAACCTGTTGAATAACCATCTATTGTTGTAGTTCCTGTAACTTGCCAAGGTATTTGATTATTAGTAGTACCAGTAACAACCCATGTTTCACCAGATGGTCCAAGATGTTCCCATATAGTAGTACCTGTTATTCCACTAATTATATCAAAATAAATATTAAAAACATCATCTATTTGAATTGCAGAAGTATCAACTGATATATAATATTCTTGATATGACCTGTTTTTATTATAGAATGTATTAATATTTGATGTACTAGTAATACCAGAATCAAATATAACCTTATTTTTATATTTATAATGATTATCTATTTCTAATTTATAAGTTTGGTCATAATAAGTAATAGTAATAGCACTAAGTGTATTAATATCTTGATTTATTGTTATTCCAGAAAAGTTTTCTGCATTATTTGATTGTGTTTTTCTTGCAATATCATAATCAGTAAACAAAATACCATAAGTATATGCACTATATGAACCTATATTAGATGTGTTGTAATCTAATTTATGTTTTAATATATAAGAATCCTTATTTAATTCAAATACTGGAATATTATTAGACATTTAATATTTTTATATTTTTATAGTATATATTAAAATAAGAAATAGTAAATAATTTTTAAGTATAATTTTTAATTAAATTCCAAAAATAATTTGTACCATCATAATAAAATGATAGTAAATCTTTACTTCCTACCGCAGTACTTAATACAACTACACCACTTCCACCATTTTCGACTATACTATTAGCTGGTAAGGTTAATCCATAACTACCTGTACCACCTTGTATTACTTGTAGTGTACCTTTATCCCCATCAACTATATTTATTATATTTAATGATGTATTTGTAGTTAATGTAATCTGTGCATTAATACTATGGTCAATATCCCAAATCGGTGATGGAAAAGGTAATATAATTTTATTTATTTTTCTTAAAGTAGAACCCATTTTCAGTTTAAAATTTGAATCAATAAATAAAACTTGATCAGAACCAGTTATACCAGTTGATAAAATATTTGTATTACCTATATAAATTGTATTGGTATTACCTGTACCGATGTAAATGTTACCACCTAAACCACTACTACCAGCACCAGCTCCACCATCAATGAACACACTACCACCTTGGGGATAACCATAACCACCATATAAATTTAAATTACTACCATTACTAGTAGAACTATCACTACTTTTTATTGTAGATACAGTAATGGTATTATTAAATATTGCTCTACCATCACCATATAAGTGTATATTAATATTTCCACCACTATCAGCAATAGCAAGTGCATATCTTGTTTTATCACCATTTTGTATATTTAAACCATAACCACTTGTACTACTGTTTGTTATCTGTGCTATTACGTCACTGTTAACTACACCACTTACACCTAATTTATAACCTCTAATACTACTTCCTATTTCAAAATTACCAGTTATTAGTGTGTTAGGTGCTGTTAACTGACTAGTAAAAGTAGGATTATCTATGTTTGCCTTTAAATTTAATGTGGTTAATGTATCACCAGTATAAGTATTAAAATCAGGTATTGTTAAATAATTTTCATTACCTAAACTATCTTGAAAAAATTTATTTCTTATATTTTGTAAATTCACTTTAAATGAAGTAGTATCTTCACCTTCAAAAAACGAATTTATTAAGTCTAAATCAACAGATGTTCTAGTACTGACTATTTGTTTAATTGTTATTTCAGCCATTTTTATTTTTTATTTTTTTATATTAAATTTTTTATGTTAAAATTCTTATATCTCCATCTGTATTCACTCTACTATTACCATCAGTAGTTATTCTATATACTAATAAAATATTTGATTCTTGACTAATTGTTAAAATAGCAGTTACATTATTTAATTCAGATATAAATTCTATTGTACCAAATCTTTTATATGATGTATTATTTACCATTGTTGTTATTATTGTAATAGTTGTTGTTCCATTATTACCACATGACAAATCAACTGTTAACCAAGGAATAGTATTATATAAACACCAATCTACATTAGAAAGAATTATTACTTGTTGAGTTAATCCAGATTCATAATTAAAATCAATTGGATTTTGACTAAATGTTATATATGGTGCATCTGGTGGAGGTAATATTGGCCAAACATGAACTTCTTGGTCATTATATGTACCTGCACCTATATGTGCTTTATATCTAAATAAATCTTCATATGTATTCATTTCATCAGTTCTAATTAAAGTATTATCATATTGAGTGACATATACACCTAATTCATTTAAATTAGTCTGAGCCATTAATAATACCCTTGTACCTTCTCTTAAAAATACACCATCTAAGTCATTATATCTTTTAGTTAAATCTAAATTAGAATTATATGCAACTTCTACTTCATGTGAATTACTAAAAAATTCATCTATAATATCAAATTCATTATATAAATTATATGATTCATTACCCCATGAATCACTAACTAAAGGATTGCCTTCATATGCATTATTTATATCTCTAACATAAGAATAACAAATACCTGAAAAACATTTATGAAATTTAAAATAAATAGAATCAATATCTATTTCATCATAATCTATAAGTTTTATTGGTAATGTTGTATAGTCTAATTGAATAACATTTATTGTTACTATTAATGGTTGAGAATAAAATGTATCAAATGAAATTGGGATGACTGCATAAATTATATTATTTATTTGATAATCCATAGAATAGCCTGACATAGATGACCCAATTGATATTAATTCAGTATATCCTGAATCTTTATACCATTCTATATTATTACTTGATCCTGAATTAGTATATCCAGTTAAACTAAAATAATTACCTTTTTGTACATTCAATTGTGTTTGTCCATATACTTTAATTGGTTCATATATAACTTCTAAAGTTGTATTACCAAAATCAATACCAGTATTTGAAATAATATCAGAAGTTGGTTCTATTTCAGAAGATAAAACTACAAAACTTGTTAAACCACTCAAATTAAGACTAGATATAGGTATATTCAATTCTAGCGTTTGATTTATATCTACAAAAGTACCACCTGTAATATAATTGGAATAATTATTCCAATCACTTGTTTCTAATGTATTACCTTGTGTACCCATCATTATAAAAACTGACTCATTATTAAAATTATAATTAGTTAATAATAATCTAACTGAAGATAAACTTTCAGTATAACTAGAAAAATGACTAGTATTAAAATTTAAAAATGTTCTATTTAATTGATATGTTCCACCTGATAATGAATTTGTAACTGCATCTACCCATGTACCAACAGAACTACTATATATTATTGATAAGTCACTAGTACCATTAATAACATCAGTCCAACTAGTACCACTTGATGATATTACACCAACACCACCAAAATATAAATCCACATCTTCATTAATTATAATATTTGCATCTATTAAAAGTGGAAATTTATAAATATTAGATGTAACACCTATTGTTTTTTTATAATATAATTTTCCATCTTGTTTAAATAATTTATGTGAAACTATATTGTGTTTATTACCATTATCATCAATAGCATTAGGTTTATCTATTATAAATATAGTTTCCATATTACCTTCATCAATAAGTATATATTGGTCTTTATTATTTGAATAATATGTATCACCAACCATTCTATTCGATACCCTTATTCCTTTAGTATGAATTTCATATAATATCTCTAAACTTTTAAATGGACTAGTAATTTTAAGCATGTTTTTATAATTTGTATTATTAATTGTATTATAAAAACTTATATCACCTATATTATGTATTACAACATCATTTTCTAATGATACTGAATTAAAATTAATTCTATTTTTTGGTATTTTATTAACATCATCTAATAAAACAGAAATAAGTGTAAACTCTAATTGTTTAGAAACACCATCTCTTAAACCAACAAATTTATTTAATTTTTTATCTTTTCTGAAACCTATTGTTTTATTTACATCATAAAGATACTTATCTTTATGTTCTTGTAAAACATAATCTTTTAATACTCCCTTTGGTGATATTGATAATTTATACTTTCCATCATTTAATTCTTCTATTATCATATATAATTATTTATTTATATCCTTATATATTTTTATTTCAAACTGAAAAATAATAAACTTTTTTAATAATGCTTATTATAATAAATAAGCTAAAAAATATTTAATTAAAAGATGGAAGATATAAGATTTGATGTAAATAAACAAAAAAATAAAAATAGACGAAATCTTATTAATTTATTTTTATTCTTCAAAAAACATTGGATAAAATTCATTTTATTGATTATCTTTATTTTAATAATTGTATTTCCTAATATATTAGGACAATTATTAGGTACTTGGTGGAATGATTTTGTTACTGCATTTTTATCAAAAATAACTTTTTAATATATAAATCTTTAGTTTAATATAATTATAATAAAGTAAGTAAAAAAGACATTAAGAAATAATAATTATGAATTATGAATGAAATTGAAAAATATAAATGGTTATTTGATGATATGGATGGAATGAAGGAAAAAATTAGATTCAAAGATAGAATTGAATATAGAGTTTCCGGACAAATACATAATACAATTGGTCCAGCAATAATATTTCATGATAATGAAGAAACTAAAGCACATGGTGCATATCATTATTATATAAAAGGAATAGAATATACAGAAGAAGATTGGAATATTAAAGTTAGACCCATTAAGTTGAAACGTTTAAAAATAAAAATAGATAAAAAGAAACAAAAACAGTTGTAATGAAAACAAAAAATCCAAGAATGTATTCAATTAGAGAAAAATTAGAATCTATGAAAGATTTTAATAAAAATTTACCAACACCTATTAACCCTGAACAACAATCATATTTAGACCAAATTAATAAAGAAATGAATGAATTGAAATCTTATATTGATGATATTATTAATGAAAATGGAATAAGGAGTGATGAAAAAAATATTAAAAGAAGAATTAAAAAATAATAAAAAT